TATACGACAGCACCGGCCTCGTCATGAGGCAGGTCAATGTTCTCGGCTATGGCTTAGGCACGACGGGCGCCAACGGTATCGTAACCACCGGATCGTTTACGACGACCGGAGCTGTGATTGAAGGATGCCTGGTCGCTCCACTGACCGGTTCGGCGGCATATGGCATCCGCACCCTCGCCCTGACCGGTAGCGCCGTGATCGACAACAAGGCCATGGGAACGTTCTCCGCCGCATCATTCAGTCTCGGTGCAAACATAGACCTTGGCAACAAACGAATCGATGGATCGGTTCCGCAGGTCAGACTTGACAGCACTACGTCGGCTGTCCGTGCAACAGGCCCAAGCACAAACCATGATCTACTCCTTTTACCACAAGGGACCGGCGGAGTTGTCCGATTCGGAACGTTTGCTTCGGAAGCAGACGCTCCGATCGTAGGCTCGGTATCCATTAAAACGGCTGATGGCGTCACTCACAAGCTGGCGACAATATCGTGATGCTGAACGTTGAGCCGCGACATGGTGACAATAACGAAGGTTCATATCTGAATGACATCACTAAGGCTCGCTTATGCGGGCCTTTTTCTATGAGGGATTCCCATGGTTCAAACTGATGTGGCGATCCGAACAATCACATCGGATAAGCTGCTCATTAACTCTTCCATGACGAGCTATACGGCAGACAATGACTATGGTCTGGGGGAAGCGCTGACGGAAGTCAGCATGGATAAGGTCCTCACCCAATATCGAGAGAGCCCCAACCTTCTAGCGCTGATCAGGCATGACTTAGGCCAGATCAGCGACTTATACGAGAATTCCTATAGGCTTCCGAGCAAATTTGACGTTCTCGATGCTGTAGGTGACCAGCTTACTTTGATCGGAAAGCGCCTTGGATGGCCACGATGCCATTGCATTTGCGTTCCTGTGCCGACGTTTGGCTTCCAATGCGATGTACCAGATCCAAACAGGCCTATCGTTGGCCTTTGCCAGAACGGGGTTTGGGTTGGATGCCAAGCATATGGGGACGGTGATATCTGCCTTGATGACGATGAAACTTATCGTAGCTATCTACTCGCCCGTCGATATCAGGCTCGTCAGCTTTGGGACATCGATAGCTTACAAGCCGCCGTCGAAGATATCTGGGGACCGACGGCAACAGTTGTCAATATGGGCGACGCACGCGTGGCAGTCCAACCAGGTCGGCCGTTAACCAGCCTTGAGACAATTCAATTACCAGTCGCCTTTCGGGTTTTGCCTTTGGCGCCTGGCATCTCCCCGTTCATCTCATACGCATCTGGAAAGATTTTCGGATTCGGAACGGGATGGGGTGGGTTGTGTGAAAATGCAAATTGGCTCTGCCCCCAAGAGCTAGACCCATACAACTGCTAGCAAGGAAGACAGCCAAATGAGTGTATTTACCGAAGGCCAGGTCGCATGGAACAGCCTGGACGACAACACGCGCCTCCCTTTGTCCTCAGAGTTAGAGAGTGGCTATCCATGCGGTGAAGCCGACCAGCAGCTCTTCAACTTCACAGCCTCCTATGCAATGAGTCAGATTTACAATGTTCTGATTCAATCTGGGATAGCTGTCCCAGATCCTGCAAAGCTTCTTCAACTGGCTAGGGCAATTCAATCTCAGAAGATGAATTATGCCATCGCCGGCGGAACTGCCAATGCCATCACTGCATCACTAACCCCGACCCCATCGGCCTATTCAGCCGGTATGACCATCCGCCTTCTGATCACCGCCACCAATACCGGCGCGGCCACTCTGAACGTCAATGGTCTCGGCGCCATTGCTATCACCACCATGCGCGGCGCTGCTTTGGGGCTCGGGGATCTCTATATCGGATCCGTCGTCACCCTGAACTATACCGGCTCGACCTGGGTGCTAGCTGGAATCGCCTATTCGGAAGTACCGATCTTCGGCAACACGACGATTTATGTCCGAACCGATGGCTCCGATAGCAATGATGGGTCCGCCAACAATTCGGCCCACGCACTCCTCACGATCGGTGCCGCTTTGGCTATCGCTCAAAAGGCGGCTTCCGGCTCTACTGTCACCATCCAGCTCGGCAACACCGGTACGTGGGCTGAACGAATCGTCGCGGCTGGAACATCGGCGAACATCCTTATCAAGGGTGACCCTGCCAATCCGGCGAACTATAATATAGCGGCAGCCGGGGCCATATTCAGCGCCGTTGACGCGTCTGGAGTGAGCTTGGCGCTTAGCGGCGTTCGCGTAGTTCCCTCTGGCACGGTTTCGCATGAGATATACGCGTCCAACAATGCAATCGTCACGTTCGACAATTGTCAGTTTTCCTCAACTGGCACGATATCGGGTGGCGTTCTCACCGCGTCAGTTGGGGCGGCCATCATCATAAACGCAGGCAACACTATTTTCGCAAGCGCAGGCTCTGCGCTCAACGTCAATGGCGGCACTATTGCGCTCAATAACAACCTCACCGTGGGCACGCCTACATATTCCGGTGCTTTCGCGACAGCTTCAAACACGGGTGCCATTCTCAGGGCATCGACCGCGCCGACAATTAGCGGATCTGCGACAGGCACCCGGTATTCTGCTTCCATGAATGGCATCATCCAAACCAATGGGGCAGGCGCTAACTACTTCCCCGGCACAGTTGCTGGCACTACTGCGACCGGAGGCCAATACGCATGAATTATGATCCTTTTAACTGGTACTGGCTTGCGGATGATGGTCGTCTCTACGCCTCTTCATCCCAGACATTGGTAAACAAGACCGATAACGCATATGTTGCGTGGAGTTCAGCCGGCTCGAAGCCGACACCATGGCCTCAGGATGAAAACGGAGAGCAGAGTAATGCTGCGCTTCAGGAAGTGCTGTCACCTTACGGCCGTTTCGTCGATCTAGCCGCCTATGCGGCCTCGAAGCGCTATTCGGTCGAAACGGGCGGCCATACCTTCAATGGTCATCTGATTGCCACTGACCGAGACAGCCAGGGAAAAATAACCAGTGTTGCAGTTGCTGCGACCACCGTCGGCTCATCCTTCTCAACGGAATGGAAGTGCGTAGACGGTACGTTCCTCACGCTCAATCATGACGACGCAATCTCCATGGCTACTGCCGTGATGATTTTTGTCAGCAACTGCTTTGCCACCGAAGCTTCTGTCGTTGGCGCAATCACAGCCGGTACGACCACGACTATGGCGGCGATCGATTCCTCCGATTGGCCAACTGGCAGCTAAGAAAAGGCCGCAGCCACGCCTTCAAGGTTCGTGCACAACAAATCGTCGACGTTGTTGTTCACCATATTGCTGTGAAGGAACGACCACTTTTCTACGTCGGAGACAATCTGTCGATATGATTGACTCGCATGGTCGTACACATGCACATACCTGAAACTTGAGAAAATTGCAGACAGTGCGTCCTCGGGGAAAGTTCTGGCGAGGGAAGTCAGGCACCAATGATTGAACTCGAGGAGGACAAGGTCGGTCGTATAAAAGTTTGCAACACCACCTTTGAGTACATCTAACTCGAAGCCTTCGACGTCGATTTTAGCAAGGTTGATGCGGTGGCCTGACGCAATATTCAAGTTGTCCAGTCGTTCCACGGTCACTGATATGGAGCTTTGCGCCCTATGCGCGAGGGACCCGTCAATGAGAAACGAATTGCCGCCATTGTATTGGTCAATGTCTCTGAACTTAACTGTAGTTTTTTCTTTTCCGAGCGCAAATGGAAAGAGGGAAATCTCATTATTTCCGCTTTTGTTTAATGTGATATTTCTCTCAAGTTGACGATACGTCTTCGGATGCGGTTCGAACGCGAATATTTTCCCATTCGATAAGAGTTGATCCATGAGGATGGATGTCATGCCTATGTTAGCGCCAATATCCAGACATATAGGGGCAGGTAACACTTTGACATATCGCTCCAAGGCAATCGTCAAGTGGGATAGCTCTCGGAGGCCGATGTGGGCGGCGTACTCGCTGGAACCCATAATTTCTATCGGCCCGTTTGGGAAATCTTTTTTATAAATCGTCTCGACGTTGTTCAAGGCGTACCCCATTCAATTGCGTAGCGAGCTACTATATGAATGCTGAGGCAGATAGCCAAGCCGCCTCAAGGCTTCTTTTCTGGCCATCGCGACGGCCGTTGCGGCCATCGTTTGACCTAAACGGATCATGGTAAATCAAGAACAAACCGTGGAGCACTAGAAAAGCTTCGCGGTTGGTTGCCGTCGAAGATTTGATCCGAGTCATCTAACTGGCTCAACAATAGGAAAATCAATGAAACGGAAACTCGTCCCGAAACGGGCCGGGTGATTGTCCGTGCCTTCATTCCCAACATCGGAGATATCGATATGCCCGTTTTCGGAGCAGCGTCGAAGGCTGCGCTGGTGAAATGCCATCCGCACCTTCAGGCGATCGCCAATGAGGCGATCAAGGAAATTGATTTTCGCGTTCTCGACGCGACTCGTGGGCGAGATGATCAGGAGCGCGCGTTTGCCGCAGGCAAGAGCAAAGTCCACTTCGGGCAGTCGGCGCACAACTATGTGCCGGCGATCGCGTATGATCTTTTTCCGGCTCCATATGACTGGAATAACCGCCAGGCTTTCATAAGCCTGTCCAAGGTTATCCTTCGTATCGCCAAGGCAAAAGACATTCCTATCCGTTGGGGTGGCGACTGGAACGGCGACGGCAATCTCGCCGACGGCTGGGACATGCCGCATTACGAACTCAATCCATGGCGCGAGTGGGCCAAAAAGTCGAAGCTCTTTGAGGGCTGAGAAAATGAAATTTTTCATGGACCATAAAGGTTCGCCAGACTGGGCTGTGCGCCGCCGGATCATCATCCTTTCATTGATCTGGGAAGCCATCCTTATCACCTTTTTGGTGGTATTCCCCCGCCCAAACCCAATCGCCGAAGTTGCGATCATCAATCTCGCGTCACTCTTCGGGGGGACCGTTGGCAGCTATATCTTCGGCGCCGTGTGGGATCGGAAGAATGAACGAAAGGCTGACGTTGCTCAACAGGCAGTCAGTCAAGGCGATACCGATACGACCATAGAGGTAAAATCCTGATGTTTGGCATCCTCGACTATCTCAAGATGGGCGCCGCAGCGATCGCCGGCATGATGCTGTGCATCCTCTATTACGAGGGCCTGCCTGTCGTCTCGCATATCCCATATATCAACGTCATCCCGATCGTGGGCAATATCGCAGTGGGCGAGAAGCAGCGCTATGCGTCTGAGCAAGTGACGTTGGCGACGTCGAAGATGGTGACGAAGTTCGAGCGCGACACTTTGGCTTTCCAGTTGGCCAAGGAGAGGAGTGACCGCCTTCGTGCGGAGCAGATGACCACCGAAGCATCGAAGCGCGCCGACGCGGCCGTGCGGGCCAAGACGGACGCAGATCTGGCGATTGAGGCGCGGATCAAGGCTGACACAGATCCAGACGGCGGTCGCTGGACCGAGGAGGATAACAAGTGGAATACAAAGCGCTGATCCTCATGATCCCGATCGTCCTCGCGCTCACAAGCACGAAGGGATGCCAGACACTTGAAGGCAGGGCGGAGGCCGCCGCTCAAGCGCAAGGCCACGCACAGGCATCATCTCCACCGCCACCTATGCCAGCCGCATGCATGGCTCATGTCGAGCGCGTCATCCCCAAGGTCGGCGAGAAGTTCCGATGGATCAATCAGCGATGGGAAGTCACCGCGGATAATCGAGACCGCCAAGCCGACGATTGCGCGGCGTGGGATCGCGACCGGATGGCCGGCAACGCGGCAACCAAATGATCAACGCAGCCTATCTCATCGGCTTCATCATCACATCAACCATGCTGACGGCTTTCCTGCTGCTGGCATGGAATTCAATCTAGGTCTTTTGGAAAGTGGTGGGGAATTTATAAATGGATTCAACATCGATACCGATGGAGGTGACAAAATGGATGTTGTCAAATGGCGGTGTATTCGCTGTAACGACGCTCATCTTCATCGGCCTCTATCTCTATGAGCGGATGGAGAGGTCGAAGGACCGAAAAGCATTCGACGCCGCTCTTGCTCAATCAATTGCCGAGCATGTGTCAACACTGAAGATCGTCACTCCCCTGGCGCAGAAGTTCACCGACACCATGGACGTGGTCATGCCTCTCATCATGTCACAGTTCAATAGGAGGGCAGGATGAACTTGATATCCTGGCTGGTCTCATCGAAGGGCATAACGGCGGAATCAAAGGCAGATTCGGCCGAATCCGAAAAGAAAATGCTCAGAGCTGAGCTTGCCCAAACAGTCATTACCTTCGAGCGCAGACGATACCGGGTTCATAAAATCGCCGAGCAGGCACTGCAGAGAATGAGGGACGATTGATGAAAAGGCTAAAAACAAGCATTGCCGCATGGTCTGCGGTTGGGGCATCGGCCATATACTGGGCAATAGCTATATTTTTATCTCATGGGCAGATGATCGAGATTTCGTCAGATCTCGTCCTCGGCGTCACGGTAGCATGCCTGATACGCTATTCTCGCGAAGCGAGCCTGGCGCTTAGAGAAGGTCGGGGCGGACCTGATTTTCTGATTGTGGCTATTTGGTCGACCATGGCAATCCTATTCATCCATCGGGCTTATGCCATTATTATGAATACCTACGATAGGCCGATGGCATTGGTGAACTCCTATGCAGGATCTTTCATCGTCTGGATGCTTGCGTGGGCCTGCACGATGTTCCTGATCGCTCCTGACGTTGAGGACGGCCATATCCCGACACGTAGCCGTGTGCTGATTGGATTCGCGCTATTTGTCGCCGGCCTTGTGTCTGGAATAAGCATCGCTGTTTCTATCGTCACCTGATAGCCGGTGTTCCAGGCGCTATCCTGATGGGTAGAGACAGGTTCAGTGAACCTAAAGGGAAATATGCAAAACGGCCTTCCATTTCTGGAAAGCCGTTTTACTTCAAGCAATTGGATGGTGGGCGTGACAGGGATTGAACCTGTGACCCCTACGATGTCAACGAATGGCCCGCCGCCGCATAGCCGGAATCCCTTGGAAAAGGGCGCTTTGCGTTCGCTCTTTCAGGAGCCAATTCACTTTACGTTCCCCTTTTCAGGTTCACGCGTGTCAAAGGGAACTACGTATAATCCGAAATCCAGTGCCGATGCTGCCTTGCGCAGATAGTCTGGAGAATACCTCGCGTAGACCCTTCTTGTGATCTCGACATTGCTATGCCCGAGATACTGGCTGATCTCCTCCATAGGTACCCCAGCCTCAGCCATCCAGACCGCCGATGTGTGCCGGAACACATGCGCGGAGACGTTGGGAACCTTAGCTTCCCGCGCAGCAGTAGCGATCCCTCGCTTGATGCTCTTTACCGGATCCCCACCCCATTCCACGACATAATCCGTCATCGACCCGGCATTAGCCTCGCGCAATGCCGACATCAGCGTATTGTTGATCGGCACGACGGCGCGCCCTTTGCGCTTCACCGGGTCCGATGGGTCCCGAAGGTGAATAAGCCTACGATCAAAATCCACCCGATCCCATTTCAGTTCCAGGATTGCCGTGACGCGTGCCGCAGTTCCAAGCATCAAATGAAATGCGATTTTCAAATGAGGGACCTTTGCAGCGGCAAGCATGCGCTGCGCTTCCTCGCGCGTCAGGTGGCGCTCTTTCGGATCTGGCTTCGATGGCCGCTCGATCGCAGGCGCTTTGCCAATCAGATTGTGTTCTTCAGCCCACTTCAGGACGGTGCGAAGATGCCCAAGTTCTGTATGAATGGTGCCATCGGTGATCCCGCTCTTGCGCCTGGCTTCGATGTGGGCTTTGCAATCTTCCTTCGTGATGCTTTCACCGTCGCGCGTGGCGAAGCGTTCACGCATTGCCTTCCACGTATGCCCCATCGTGACCAGAACGGCTTTCCCATCCTTGTCTATGGTGTATGCCGTCCATAGATCCCGCACCGTTCTCCCGGTCGGCCGCGTCAGCTCGGAGTAGATTGCCGGCGCAATGAGGTAAGCTTCGCGCGGGTCATCGGTCCCGAGGGTATGCCGACGACGCTTGCCGTCACGTTCGAAGGTGAGGGCAAGCTTTCCTCGAAGGCGGGTAATTCTCCATTCTGGCATTCGAACGTCTCCACATCGCTGTCCCTAATCCGGACAAGTTTACCACCAAGCCGAAAGCATCCAAGCTTTCCTTCGTTGATCAAATTGCGAATGTGGCGCTCCGAGCATTCCCAGCGCTTCGCCAAAGTAGCCGGGGTGAAAACTTTAACGTCGCTCATCCGCCCTCCTTGCCGATGTTGGCAATTTGTTCTTGCAAAGGATTAGGGGAGGATTTCGAGATGGCACGGATGGATCTAGCGATGCCACGGCAGACTGAATAGGTGTCACCATAGTTGTCGGCGAGGTCAGCCGCTTCTTCCAAAGCTTGCCGTCTCGCTTCCTTCGCCATCTCGTCGCATAGGGCCTTGAGGGCATATGCGACGTTGACGCGAGCGACTAGTTCACGGATAAAAGTATTGGATCGCTGGCAACATACTTCGCTGTCGCTGTCGTATTCCATCCCATTGAAGCCGTCTAATTCCTTGTCGCAGAATTCCAGCGATTCCATGACTAGATCGGCATCGGGAAGGCCGTGAGCGTATGTCGGGTGCTTAAGGGTCATCTAGCTATCCTTTGACAAGGCAACGGCAATCATGTGCGTCTTGCCCATGATCTGGACCGACTTCACATAACGACGCCCATTGGTGATGATCACATAATCGTTGTTGACGATTTTCTCTTCCAGGATGTCACCGGTTTCAGGATCGGAGACTGTAACTTTGACCGGGCCGGTTTTATCGCTCATGGCTTCTCTCTCCCTCCCTCATCAGCCAAGGCGGCGCGGCCGGCGGCAGGGATGATCACTTCTGCTGTGACGCGAAGAATCGTACCGGGCGGGAAATCCTCGGCGAAAGCTTTGTAGCCGAGACCGTATACAAAGCCGCCCTGAGCTTTGTCTTTGCCCCAATAGAGGCCATGAGGTTGCTCGAAAACGGTCAACTCGGCGATGGTCCGATTATTCTCGGAAGAAAGAACCACATCAGGATTAGCGTGTCGGACGCACCGGTATTTCCCGAAGCCGTAGCCTCGCTCAAGCTCTATGTAATGCTTCCGGTTGTCGGCCTCGTATCGCGCAAACTCGGTGCAGCCAGGATGTGCGCATGTGGCTCTGAAAATTCCGTACGGTCTAGCCATTCCGCCCCTCCTGTGCCTCTGAGAGGGCGGCGCGGTCGTAAGTCGTGATCGCGCTGGCGACGGAATGCAGCGTCTCGTGCTCCAGACTGAAGAAACCGAGTTGCCCACGGCAGGGGATGAGTGAAAGCGGAAAGGCATCGCTCAAGACAAAGCCGTAACGGCCAAAGAACCATTGGCTCTCCATTTCCGTGACGCAATCCACGATGCGGGCCATGCCGACGATACCGCCGCGTGGCAGGGCCATATGGTGATCATCGCCCGCAATCAGTTCGGACGTTGAAACGCCTGCATGGATGATAAACCAGCCGCGCCCGTTTGTCGGCCAGTTCCTGTTTTCGACATCCTTCCCGTCATGAAAGATGTGATGTGGGTATGGCTGCTTGATGCTAAGCGCCTTGATATCGCCGGAGGCAACCCGATCTGCCAGCTTCTGAAGATCCACCATCACTTCGCCTCCCCTTGCTCAGGGGCGACAGCGGCGCGGACAGCATCATAGACAGCAATCATTCGGCCGGCGATCGTATCCGCTTTCGAGTATGCGAACGCGTCGTGCATCGCCCATTGCAGCTTGCCGGTTAGTTCTTCTGGCAGAGCAGTCCGCAACCGCTCGTTCTCAGCCCTAAGCGCGTCATTCTCGTTCATGAGATTGTTCTCATGCTGTATTTCTTCGGGTTCTATCTCGGGTGCGGGGTCGCTTTGGGAGGTGGAGAGAGCGGAGCGGATGTGCTGTTCGTAATCGACTTGGGCGGCTGCTTTGGCATCATCGAGGCTATATTCGCACCCCACCCATCCAAGAGCGCTGTCGATACCATAACCAGCACCGTCGCCTTTCCAGCTTTTCCATTCTATCCGATATTCGCCGATTGAGCTTATTGCTACGCAATGGTCCTGAAAGCTCTCCTTTCCGTCCGGCTTCCGAGGATCGCTCCACTGCAGGCCCTTCACGGCCACCGGCTCTTGCACCGCTGCGGGTGGGGGTGGGGCGGCTGCTAACATGGCCGCGCGGACGATATAATGCTCTTTGTTTTCATCGTTCCAAGAGCAAGAGAACTCATCTTCATTCCAAAGGCGACGAGCGTGATTGCGGATATCTCTCACAAACCCACTATCCATCCATCGCTTATCATCCACCACCGGCTCCTGCGCCACCCTCCCGGCTCCAAGGGCGGCTATCAGCGTGAGGATGTAGTTCGGATCTAAAGAACGCTGGATGCTGTTGGCAAGGCTATCTCGCGCCCATGACCCGGCCGTCTCGATCGCGTTCAGAAGCCGTTCCACATCTACGGGCTCTGGCTTAGGGGAGGCCAAAGCAGCGGCTTCATGCCGCGTAAGGCGGCCATCGGTAATCTGGGTCATGACTTTAACTCCATAGCTGTCGTGAAGCGACGATCGAGAGGGTGAGGCATGAACTCGACCGGATCGACAGGGCTTTCGCCTTCCAAGTCCCACCAATATCCTTCCTTGTCGTCGGTCCATACTGCTTCATAAATCCTGCCGTCTTCATCTCGAACCCAATAAGGATCTGAGTTGCGCAAGATAACGCCGACTTCCGAGAAATCCTGAACGTCAGTTATCTCGCGGTCTGCTTGATTGATAGGCAGCCAGCGTTCCCCATCTACGGGCTTGGCGAGATGAGGGAGGGGAGCGGAGATGGCGATAATCGCCTCTCTCGGCTCCAGATGCATCGGCAGACCATCGATGTCTTCACCTAAGACAGTAGCTTTGCATGCAGCCTCTACGGCTTCCTTCGGTATCTTGGTCATGATTGTTCCTTCCCGCGCACCTCAACGGCGACAAAGCCGGGGCAGCGCTTGTTTGGCTGATCTTCATTCTTGATGAATCCGCAGAGCATGCAGCATTTGAGCTTCATCGAAGAGAAGATGCGCTCATGCCAAAGGTGGCCGTTGTCTTCCGCCGGCGGGTTGCAGCATGCGACGATATGGATTTTGCCGCTGCCTTGATGGCAATCACAGGTGCAGTTGTCGTAGGCTGGCGGAGAGAATCGGCGACCGACGCCGATTTCTAGATCGCCTTCCTGCGCGGCTCTTTTTTCGAACCATCCCTTGTCGATCGGCAGCTTCACGCGTCACCTCCTTTCATAGAGGCGAGGAAGGAACGGGCCTTACCTTCTTCGGTTTCAAAGCGGGCATATTCCCACATCACCTTTACGGCCTCGGCAAGCTTGGCCCCAAGTTCCTCGTTTGCCCGCACAATTTCCGTAACGTGCGCTTCCGCCTTTCGCGCCCGCTCTTCCTCACCCGCTGCAATCGTGACTTGTAGATCACGGCTTGCCTTGATGTTCGCTATTTGCTGCTCAAGCTCGGCTATGCGGGAGTCGGCGGACAGTTGGAGTTCTGCATCCGCCAGAGCTGAGAGGATTACGCGCATGTTTTTCGGCTGGGTGGCGATGATGTATTCGGCGTTCTCGCCATTGCCGCAGTAGTTTAGCGCCCCACGGATTTCTGCGATGATAGTGCCATCGCAAACGATCAAGCCCCAGTCGTCGCCGGTAATCTCGCTCTTGAAGCGATCGATGCTCCACTCTTCCTGATAAGCGCCCTCCATGGCCTTCGTGATCTGGGCGGATAGTTCCTTGGCGGTGGTCATGGCTGCAACTCCTTCGCGTCCAAAACCTCGTAAGCAACCGGGATCATCGAGGAGATTTCGTCGGAAAGCTGCTGAGCCGCCTCAAGCGCCTCCGATAAGCTGTCGGTATTGTTCACGATCTGCATCATTGCGAACGAGCCAAGGGCGTCCATGACCGTCTCGTGGTCAAATCCCTCGGTAACGGCTCCAATGGCGCGAACGAGGCCATTTAGGTTTTCGCTCACTGCTCGATCCTCTCTTTGAGACGGCCGGCAAGCGCCAAGCCTTGATTGATGATGGCTGCTGCGAAAGGTTCAGCTTCCTCGCCCATGTCGGAAAACAGGCCGAAGATCGTCAGGGCGAGAACATGGGGATCGATCCCGGCGCGGCGCCAGAACTCCATCTCGTTCATGGAATGCTGGATACGGTGCTGAGCCGGCGAGAGCGGAAGTGCCCAGCGATCTGAGGCCTTCGAGCTTTTGCCTCGGCCGTAGTGACCTAGTTGCAATGCTGGCGATGACAGATGCGCTGCCTCGACGCCATATGCGCCGGTCACGCAGCACGGCAGGGCATGGATGAAGGACAGATAATCCTTGTTCTTCATGGCCTTGCGCTTCGGCGTGGCGTCGAAATTGGTGTTGGCGATACGGAAGGCCATCAGAATTGATACTCCCGCTCTGGCGTCGGGACTGGCGCTGTGTTGCAGCGATATTCCTCGTGGTGACCCTTGAGCCGAACGACCTGCCCGCAGCATTCACAAACGTGCTCGCGAAGAGCGTCACGCTTCCTCGTCCTGATCAGCGGGATTTTCACATAGCCATTGCCGTTCTTCAGCGGCTCGAAGTCGTATTGCTCGCATTCGCTTGCCGCGCCGGGCTCAATGAAAATTACGGCTTTCGATCCTTTGATGCGGATGACCGTGCCGGGAAACTGTGCGAAGGCCTGTTCTTCACGGCCCCAACTATCGCCGCCATCTTCCCATCCGGTGAACAGGTTGGCCCAGACGGCGTCTCCTGGCTGGTAGACAGGACGGCGATATTTGCAGCGCCATTTCAGCGACGTGACGCCAATTCCCTTGACGTGAACTTTGATAGCTTCTCTGGCGTGGCAATAGCCGGTTCCGAATACACAGCCGGTGCAGGTTCTATAGGTCATTGGAGAATATCCTCCATGTCGATCTGAGGAGACTTCCGCCGACGGGTGAGCGCCGCATTGGCGGCATGGTGCTTGGCATCCCAGCGAAGATGACAGCGCTGGCAAAGTGCACGGCAACGCTCCGGATCGGCGTGGCTCTCGTCGTGATCCATATGCGCTATGGTCAAAACGACCTTGCTGCCGGTCACAGGATGAGGCTTGCCGTTCTCTGCTCGGCAATCTGGATGCATCGGCGTGCCTTCGCAGCGATTGCCTGCGCGCTCGAGGAGTGAGGCGCGGAAAGCCTTCCATTCCTTGGAATGCGTGCCGCCACCAAGATAGAGCGACTTTCGTTCGGCTCTTATTGGCATCGTCACCGCCTCCATATCCAAGAAGGCCAAAGGCCGGTGCGCTTCACAATCTCAAACAGGCGGTTGCGCTCACGGCGAGCAGCTGCGATTTCCTTCTTGAGCCGTTCCGTCGTCTCTGCTCTCTTTTCGAGGTAGTCGAGTGTCGATCGGCGGCAGTGGGGATAGCGGGTGAGGTGGCGATGGGCGGAGTTCATGCTGCCAACTCCTTCGCGCTGTCGACGAAGTGCTCACGATAGGTTCGATTCAGCACAGCTTGAAACTGCGCAAGGACGGCGTCCGCATGCTGAGCATCAAGGAAGTGAGCCGCAAAGCTCGCATGCATCTGCATCATGTATGCTGCCATGCCGATGAGGATATGATCGGCGTTCGCATCTGGCCGTTGGATTTCGGCGTTCAGAAACTCGACAAGGCTTTCATGAACATCTGAAACAGACATGCGAGCAATGAGGCTGGTGATCGGGTCGTCGCAGGTCAGCGCATCTTCTTCGGACAGACTGTCGGGCAAAAGGCGTCCTATATTGCTCATGCCGCACTCCTATCGTTTGCGCCCTCATAGAAGCCGCCGCGAATTGTCTCGGTGAGGTGAATGCCGTTCGTGTCGCAGAAGGCTAATGCATAAGTAATAAGGCTCGCGGCGCGCCCGACCGACATACGGGCGGTGCTTTCGCGAATGTTGACGAACTCGTTTTCGAGGCCGGGAATGATCTCGACTTCGCCGGCGGTCGCCACGGTATGTCCAGAGACCAGAAGAACCTTCCAAGCTTCGGCATCGCGGCGCTTGCCGGCCCACGTCATCTGTGAGTTGGCAATGTCAGTGCAAATCGCGTGGAACTTGGCGTTCTGATCAAGGCTGCGCGTCGCCGGACCAACCGTGACGGCGCTTCCTTCGGCTGCTGACCGAAGTGCAGCGATAGCATTCTCGCGCACATGGTCGTTGATGAGGATGAAGCGTTGCTTCTTCTGGCTCATGGTCAGCCACCATTCACAGGATGAAGCTTAGCCAGCATCCGGTCGCGGACCGCAAAGGCCGCATCGATCATGTCGGCATGGCCTTCGGTCTCAAGCACGGCAGGCGCGTCGAAATCGTTCCAAATCTCTTCGAGCGATTCTTCATCCTTGGCGCCAGCAAGCGACGTTTCCAGATATTCCATGAACTCGCCTAGATCGAACCCGCCGTTGTTCGGCTGCAATTCATCCGATGGTGCCGTCTCTTCCTTGACCGGTTCTGCGCCAGCCTTCGGCGGTCTGGGCGGCGTGAGCGACTTCTTGGCAGGAGCGGACTGATCAGCCGGGGTGATGTCGCGCATCTCCGGTTCGTCCCGCTGTGTGCTTCGGGCGATCTCACGCTCTTCGAACTCGTCACGGATACCGCCGAGGACATCGCCGAACAGTTCGCGAAGGCAGTAGCCGGCCGCGCGCCACGACAGCATGCGCTTCGGGAAGCGATACCAAGTCGCATCGTTCGGAACGTTATCGCGCCAGACCTTCTGGCCATTTTCCCATATCTGCTTTTTGACCGTTGCCCGATCATCCCAGAGGCGAGCGCGGATCGCGTCGTCTTGGGTGAACTCGACGCGCTTGTCCTCGCCTGTATCGAGGCGCTTGGCTTCGCACCATCCGACCATCTTCCCGTCAACGATATCGCAGCCGGTGCGCAGATAAGCGACCTTGCCGGACTGGCGAACGACGTTGATAAGGCCGTCACCGTAAAGCGCGGGCTTGCCGTTAATGACCGTGAAGCTGCGAAGGGAGACCATAGGCTTCAGTCCAAGCTCGGAGCCGGACATGATGACGATCGCTACTGCGGCGGCGGCATCATCGCCAGTCAACTTTCCGACGAGCGATGACGGGGCGAGGCCAGAGGCAACGACAGCGCGTGCAATGCGCAGCGTCTCCTCGAAAGTTTGAGGAACGATGGCGAGGACAGTGCCGCCGCCGGAGAGTGCAGGGACGTGGCTATTCATCGCCAATCTTCCTTGTTGATTGATTTCGATCTGAAAGCTGCATTCATCTGGTGGAAGCTGATCAGCGTCTCGTTCCACGCGAACCAGACAGCACCGAGCACGCCGCAGAAGAACTCCGCGACGAAGGTCCACACGAGGATCGGGACGGCGGACACGATGATTAGGAGCCTGATCAGCATAGGCTCTCTCCTATCGATCGACGTCGTCGAAGATCGAGCGATTGCCCTTGTCGTCGAGCATCGTCCGGTCTTCTGAAAACATGCGCTGTCCATTGGGATACTTGGCCTGGCGCTCTTCATCGGTGCGCAGGTCTTCGACATGGCGAAGGATCGAGGCGGAAGCCATTTCGGATTCGGTCTTGATCTCCATGATCTCGACCTTTGCCTCGCCGTGCTTGGTAGGCACGTAGACGCGCTGACCGACCTCAACAGGGAAGTCGGCGAAATAGTCGTATGTCTTGCCGCTCTTTTCCCACGAAAACTTGACGCCTACGATTGTGCGGGTTGATGTCTCGGTCATCACGCAGCTCTCTTTTCTTCAATGCGCTCAACACCCGGAAGGGACTTGTCGGCGCGGATGGCGCGGTTTGCGAGCTGGTCGATGAGAGCCAGCAAGTCTGGGTGGTTCATCAGGACAAGTGCGGTAGCCGCAGCCTGATAATCGGTCACTCTTGCGGAGACGAAGGTCCGCAGCGCGACTTTCGCGCCGGTCCGGCCTGCGCCGGCGTTCTTGGCCAGCGCATCTCGTTCGGCATCATCGGCCTGCTGAGATAGCCGCTCGGCTTCGGCCATGCGATTGTTGTGCTCAGCTATGGCCGCAGTATCAGCGATGCCGTCGGCGATCTTCTTTGCGACTGCTTTCTCGGCGGCGATCCGCGCCTCATCTGCTTCGCGGCGCTTTCGGTCGGCTTCTTCCTGCGCCTTGCGCTGGCGTTCGTTTTCGATGCGCTGCTGTTCAAGCAGGAAATCGTCCATATGGCGCTTGAGCTTCTTGCTCAGATCGGCCGGGGCTTCCTTAAGGTCGCGCCACTTGTCATCGATGCGGCGGCCTTCGTCGAGCGACGGCTGTTTCGCGACCTTATGGAGGTCGGTCGCCTTCTTGGCGATACCGGCGAGACGCTTGGACCAGACGGCAGCTCGGTCGGCTTGATCTTGCGTCGTGATCTTGGTCTTAAGGAAGGTGGCGGCCAATTCCTTCTCGCCGGCGAACTCTTCGGCTAGCGCCTCGAACGGATCGGATGGCTGATTATGATCCTTCGGGGCCAGCTCGTTGATGGGCGCATCGTCGGCCCATCCGTTGCCTGCGGTCGCAGCGTCAAACGCTTCCTCGGTTACCGGATGACGGCAGCACCAAGTCCAGATATCCTCTGGGTGTTTCACTTCCGCGCCGTTGCGGGTCGCGACGAACGCTCCGTCTTCGTCCTGCCAGATGGCAACCGGCACCCAAGGGCCGTTTTTGCCGTCGCGGACGCGGTAGAAGCCCCATTCGGGTTGGCCATCGTGGATCGGGCCAATCTTGCCCGCGAGCGCATTGCCCCACCAGGACCAGACATTCTCAGCGGCGTGCGACATGGACATTCTCCTGATTTTTGAGGTCTTGGACCCGATACACTTCGTTGGCGCTGGAAAGCGCCCCATAGCTGATCGAGATCATCAAGAGGGCAAGCATCGCCATGGCAAAGAACTGCTCTTTGGCGGTGAAGGTAATGAGAGGGGCGGCCTTGGCAGGAGCAGCGCGGCATTCAGTTGGCCGGCATTCGCATTCAGCGCCTCGGAGATGGCAATGGATCATGACCGGAGTCCCTCTTCTTGAAGGGCGGCGGTGGCCTTTTCGTAGACAGAATGCCGAACAACATCCTTCCATCTGCCTTGCGATTTTAGCTCAGTGAGATGTTGGATCTCACGTAGGGTGTCCTTGAGCCTCTCGATCGCGGCCATCAATTCAGCGCTCTTGTCCGTCATGATCATTCCGCCGCAACAGAGTGAACGGAGCCGGTAGGGCTGATCTCGGGGATGCGGGCCATGGGCATGCCGCGACGGCGACGAAGCGCCGGTACGAACTCGGAGATCTGACCGGAAACCGCGTCCGACCATTCGAGCGCAGCATGTTTGCCATGCGTGGTGCGGTCGTCTTCAATCTGCTTGACGATCTCGGTGAAGAGAAAGCCGCCGACGGGATCAGAGCTGTTGATACGGCTCGGGCGCGTCAGGGTCGTCTTGCCAAGCTGGATCGACGAGACGTAGAATTCATCGTCGCCTTCGCAGGCGCTTTCGAGCGTGGCTTCTCCGCAGAAAAGAACGCCGTCGCCGTAGAGAGGGATTTTCAGCTCTTCGAATTGAAATTGGACTATCGTCATTGCCGTTGTCCTCTATTCAGAGAATCCGTTTCGTGGGTGGGGATCAGGCTTGAACTGCAGGTTCGATCGGATCGGCTACGCCCATGGCGATCTGAAAATCGTTCGCCCAATCGAGAGCCATCTTCGCCGCAAAGCCGCCTGCGCTGTCGTCGCCGGGCTTGTCGCCGTTGCGGATCATGGAGAACCAGACTTCAGCCGGGTTCGAGGCGCTATGTTCGAGCTCGTCGTATGAGACATCTTTCGCATTCGCGATGGTGCCAACGAGGCAAGCGCACGGACCCTCATATGTCGAGCCGTCGACGCGGCCTTCCGTCAGCGCAGCAATCAGCGCCGGTACTTCATGACGGTTCTGGGTGAGCGTCATCCAGAGATCGGCCTTGAAGCTTCGCAGGTTGGCGTAGCTCAGGTTGGCGGAGCTCAGGTCGGCGGAGCTCAGGTTGGCGGAGCTCAGGTTGGCGGAGCTCAGGTTGGCGGAGCTCAGGTTGGCGTAGCTCAGGTTGGCGGAGCTCAGGTTGGCGGAGCTCAGGTTGGCGGAGCTCAGGTTGGCGGAGCTCAGGTTGGCGGAGCTCAGGTTGGCGTAGCGCAGGTCGGCGTAGCTCAGGTCGGCGGAGCTCAGGTCGGCCTTTTCCTTGATCGCCCACTTCACGGCCAAGCCGAGCTTGAGAGAAGGAAGAGCAGATTCATCGCAATCGATTTCGGCGGTAAATTTGATCTCGCCCGAAAATCGGTTGAGCACGTTAAACTTGATCATGTCCCTCATTCCTTCGCTTCAGAGCCAGGTGGCTCGGTAGTGGTTGGTATGAGGATGAAGATATGGAAAACTCATAGCTACGTCAATCGAAAATATGGAAAAGTCATAAATTATTTTCGGCGATCAGCGAGATGATCGAATCGTTGATTTTTAGAGGTCGGTAATTTGTTCTTGTTGTGTTCCAATTTATGAGTCATCATGCCGCAGCTTAAGGGAGAGAAAGGACGGCAGATGATCGTCTATGAAGAGCGGAAACAATCACGGCGCGACGAGACGCTCTCGCAGCTCCGTGGACTGGCAGGAGACCTGTCGTTTTACGAGATGAGGAAAATTGTCGAGCGCGACGCTACTCTGAAGATGATCTTACTTTTGCCGGAGCCGATTCTTGATCAGGCTCTCGCTGTTGGTAAGGCGCTGCAAGCTTGCGCAGGACATCGGCATAGCTCTGCTGAAGATCTGGAGGCAGGCTATCGTAGGTAAGGAGAATTTCTCTATACTTCGAGGCCAGGTCGATCATTTGGCCAGCCCCGCGCATCAACCATTCAAAGCGCACCTTGAACCGACGGGCATAAAGTTCTCCCTTATCAGCTCGAAAGCCTGAGCTGCCGTTCTCATGGCCCGCATATGTCGGGTAAGGCACGCCAAGCGCCTCCGCAGCTTCCGTTGCAGATTCAAATCCTGCTTGCCGCCGGGCGGCCACTAAACGCTCGTGCAATTCCATAGCTGTGATTATTTCATATTTATCTATGGGAAACTCATTGACAAACAACTATGGAAAACTCATAGTTGGCTCATGCGAAACGAAATCAACGTCAAAAAACTCCGCGACGACCTTAAAATGACGCAGGCGCAGCTTGCGGCCGAAGTCGGCGTTGACCAGAGCACGGTATCGCTTTGGGAAACGACTGACACCACGCCTCGCGGCCCGGCGCTGAAGCTACTCGCGATGCTTTCCAGCAAAAATCATCGGCGCAAGCGGCGGCTTGAGCAGGAAGGGGCGGTGGCATGATCGCCTTTCCTCTATTCAACCATTCCGGCGCTTTGATCGTCGATCAGCTCATTAAGAGCGTTCCGAAGCTCAATGGCCGTCTTCAGCCCCATGACGAATCGGGCGCCCGTAAAGCCGCTTCGGTATGCGGTCGGCGCGCGTCCGAGGCCGATCACGATAAAGCCGCCGATGACGGATCGTTCCGCGACAAAATCAACAAACTCAGCGTCTCCATTCCCATCGCTTTGAGGACTTTCCTTCGTCGGCATGTTCTCTCCCATAAGTTAAATGCGGTTTATCATGAATACTCGCATTGGGCGAGACGAATGATGGGAGATGCGGCATGACAGACGCTCACGCCATAGCCCGGGACCAGCTCAAGTCTATCGTTGAACGCGTAGAACGGCTTGAGGCCGAAATCTCGGATCTGAACGCCGACAAGTCTGACATCTACAAGGAAGCTCGCTCCAACGGCTATGACGTGAAGGCGATCAAGAAAGTCGTCTCGAAGCGCAAGCTCGACGACAACGAGCGCCAGGAGCAGGACGCCGTCTTCGATACCTATTGGGATGCGATCCACGGCACGAACCTCGTGCATGCACACGCACGAGAAAATATTGAAGAATTTGACCCGATTACGGGCGAGTTCGTCAACGAGCCTTCCGCTCCCGTCCGTTCCGACGGTGGATTGAACATCGTCCACAAGCACACCGAGATTGCTACGGCCTCTCAAGGCGAAGCCGAAGCCCCGACCGGATCGACGTCCGGCCCAACTGAAGGAGGCGTTCATGAAGAAATAGCTTCCACCCATTCGTTCGCCGCACAGGCCGGTGCCTCTGTTCAGGTCGCACCGGCCGCCAAGCTTCTGAGACCTCATTGCCTGAACAAGGAAAATTGCGGCGGCTACGGGAGAAATCATTGCCACTCGTGCCTGAGCGCAATGCGCGAACTGGAGGCTGCCGAATGACAATCTCCGTTCCAAGCCGCAATCCGCTCCCAAGCCATTACATCGGCTGCCCCAAATGCTGGAAGCCTCTATCGATCGCAGAGCAGATCGAGCGCCATTGCGAGGAATGCGCGATGGACGTCCAGCCGGAACAAATCGCAGATCGGAGAGCAGCATGAGCATTATGAGTTGCACCTTCGCTGAAGCATGTCTGGTGGCCGTGGTCGTCATCTGCTTCTCGGCCACCTTCCTCTGCGCCTGCGCTCTTGGCCTATCCGGTCGCATCAGCCGTGAACAAGGGGACAGCGAATGAGCTACTTCCTCCTCGGCCTTCAATACTGCGCCGGAGCGTTCGGAATGGTCGTTTTGGCGGTAATCGCCGGCAGCATCGCCTATTGGCTGTTCCGCCTGATCTACGGCCAGAGCCTCGCCAGCAAGTCGGATGACGAATCCGGAGCGCCTGAAGGCGAGATCAGCCACATCAACCGCGAGGGCTTTTGAATTTCGATTGAGCGCGTCGCCCCCTCCCGCTCCGCGCGCTCAAAGAAGGTCCAGATCACTCCGTCCCCTCGGTGGTCTGGACCTGAACTTTCACCCGGATCCGCTTGTTCGCCAGTCGCATAACGACAGCTTGAGTAACGGCTCCGAGACTTTCGAAAGGTGACGACGACACTGGCGGTGTGTCGTCGTCGGCAGGGCACCGAGGCGGCGGGTTTGCCCTGCGAAATGGAATGACGGTTTGCTCCCGAGGCGGGCCGTGGGTGGAGATTGAAGGCCCTGCAAGGCTCTCGTCTCCACCCTGATTATCTTCGATCCTGCGCATCTGTAGCTCCTGTGAACAAGGAGAAGATCGCACAGGAGAACGACAAGGTGTTGGGTTTCGAACAGGAGAACTTGGGACATCGCCCCAAGAAAAAGACCAGCAGGAACAAGGTAATGAGTTCGACAGTAGAAGCCAGAGTATTGATGCAGGACGCTTGGCCGACCCATCGGTTCGGCAAGCTGGACAACATTTTCTATCACGCAGTGCGGTTCATTTCTCCGCGCGTTGAAAAAGAATTCACGCCGCGCCGTGCCCGATCGATTTGGGAAGGCACCGCGCGCCGTATCGATAGCGACGAAATGGATGCCCTACGGGCAGCGATCATCGAGGAGGCCCATCGTGAGCAACAGGAATTACGCGCCCGTCTGGCTGCGCTGGACAAAAAGGTTGCCGCTTTCGCTGCGCGCACGTCTGGCCGCCCGGTGGCGGGCGCGGGCGAATAAGTGGGCCGACCGGGCTGAATGGATCATGGGGGACTGACGATGCCAGCCTATTACAACGAGATCGACCCAGCGGCGGCGCACATCCTCCAAGCGCTGATCGGTGAAGGCGTGATAGCGCCCGGCGTCGTCGACACCTCGGGCATCGGACGGAGCGAAGGGGGGGCCGAACCAAATGTTCTCGGCAGGCGGCCAACCTTTGCCAGCGCAGATGCATCAGGCGTCACCCTGGGTGACGCCTTCGGCGAGGGACTGGAAGGATTCGGTAGGGATGGCGACGACAGCAGGCGATCGGAACAGGATCGATCAGTTGCCGCGGCAGATGGTGCAGGAGCCCCAGGCGACCTGGCCAGCGGTCACGGCCTCCAACGGCGGGAGCAACATGAATTCTCCGGCGACCGCGCAGCGCGGGCACGGCAAGAACATCGTGGGGGTGATGGTCGAAACGGCACTCAATGGTCCGACGCCGAATGGATCATTTGCCACGACGGAAAAGCGCGGCGCGCCAAACCCGGTGTTCGCCTTCTGGCTCATGGGGTTCCCGGACGAGTGGATCTCTGGCGCGTTGGCGGCAATGCAATCGTACCGGAAGCCGCGGCGGAAGTGATCGGCGCCTTCATCGATGTCTACGGGCTGCCTAGCGCATGGCGGGCAGTGGCATGACCGAACCCTCCGAGATGATTCAGTGGTTAGACAAGCGCATAGCCAGCGCCATGACCTGGCTCGACGACCACGGTCGCAGTTCCAAGCGTCCTCGTCCTGAAGGCGAGATCGCCACCAAGCTCGATGACGTGTCGAAGCTTGAGGAGATCAAGGCGGCTTATGCGAAGGCTCTGGCAAAGAGGGATGCAGTATGACCGTCGTCGCCTCAAACTATGCCCGCAAGGAAAACGATCTGTATCAGACTGAGCCGTGGGCCACGGAAGCGCTGCTTCGCCATTATCCGGTCAATGGTGCAATCATATGGGAACCCGCAGCCGGGTGCCATCTACTGGCCGATGTGTTGCGTGACAATGGGGCGACTGTCCGGACATCTGACATCGCTGTCTATGATCGTCCGCACGATGCTATCTTCGACTTCCTCGTCGATCGTCCTCATCATGAGCCTTCGATACAGGCCATCATCACCAATCCTCCATATGGGAAGGGAAACCGGGATGCTGCGAAGTTCGCCCGCCTGGCGCTTGAGCGCTGCGACGGCCATGTAGCACTGCTGCTCACGGCAAAATTCGATTTCGGGAAAACTCGCGTAGACCTATTCGCCAACAATCGCCGCTTCGCCGCCAAGATCGCGCTGCTTGATCGCATATCATGGGCTGGCAATGGCGAGACAGGAACCGAAGACCATGCATGGTATGTGTGGGGCAAAAAGGATGTCTACCATACCCCACGCCTGATTTGGGAAGGGAAGGTGGCGTCATGACCTTCGCCGACGCATTTTCCCTCCACGGCTGCGACACAATCGCCATCAGCATCGCTCTCGATATCCCAGAGCATGAAGCCGACCGTCAAATCAACGAAGCAATGGAAGCCATACACACGCAGAAGGTAAAGCGGGAAGCCCGCAAAGCCTACCAGCGGGAATGGATGGCGAAGACCCGTTCCAATCTGCGCGAAATCCGCGCCGGGAGGCAGGCATGAGTGTTCCAGCCGTAACTTCCACACCAGATAACCAAGCTGTGGCCAAGGTCACGTCATCGGACATCAAGAAGGCGATCAGCGATGTTTTCGCGCCGCCAGCTTATCAGACATTCTTCGAGGTATCCAATGCGACCGGCTATGGCATCAAAAGCTATGCCGATGCGATTGCTATGGGCGTTTGGCCTTCGACAGGCCATGAGATCCATGGCTTTGAGGTGAAGGTCAGCCGATCGGACTTCCTCAACGAGATGAAGAATCCCGAGAAGGCCATGCCGATCATGCAATATTGCCATCGGTGGTCGCTTGTATGCCCGGCCAATATGGTCAAGGCGGATGAAGTCCCCGCGACCTGGGGGATATATTGGTTCAAGGACGGCGTCATTCGCAAGGCGCGACAGGCGCCATTGCTGGAAGCCAAGCCACTGACCGCCGGCTTCGTTGCCGCGCTAGTTCGCCGCGCCGGACAACTGGACACAGCCTCTATCAACAAGGCCGTGGCCGAAGCCCGAGAGCGATGGGATCGGGATAAGAAGCAGGACATCGAGGACGAGGTGCGACGCCGCAGCGGTAGCCGTGACGCTGCCCTGAAGCTCCTCCATGCCATGGAAGCTGCCTACGGACACAATCTCGATAGCTGGGATGTAGAGGCACTTTGCAAGGCTGTAGCGATCACCGCGAAGCTGGGGCTGCACGAGAGTTGGTCCAGCCCAATTTCCATGCTGGCGATGATCGAGGATTCAGGCAACCGCATTCGCAAGGTTCTGTCCGAAGCTGGCGTCGAGCTTCCGAAGAGGAAGAACGCATGAGCGAAGTCATGACCCGCGAGGAATATCAGGCCGCCATCACCAAGCCGAAGCGTGGCAGGGGGGGTATTGTTCCCATTTCGCGAGATGAAGTGCTGTCAATACTTTTGCTTGGTAAGCCGGGCGATGGACGACACTTTGTCAGGACGGTTGCCGCTAATGCACAAGGAGATGAATGCTTAATTTGGCCGTATGGTCGGATGCCAAGGGGCTATGGCCGCATATCCTTGAGAAGGCGATCGTTTCTGGCGCATCGTATTGTTTGTTTAGTTGCTCACGGAGAACCCGGATCAACTTCAAGCTTGGCGTGCCATTCATGTGGCAATGGACATCTTGGGTGCGTCAACCAAAAGCACATTTATTGGGGCTCGCCGCGTACAAATCAGCTTGATCGAGTTGAGCACGGAACAAGTAACCGCGGAGAGCGGCATGGCGCCTCCAAGCTTACTTCTAATGACGTTTTGGCAATAAGATCGCTTAGCGCCAATGGCAAAAAGAACAGAGAAATAGCCGCTTACTTTGGGGTGGCTCATCAGACGATCAGCAAGATCATGTCTGGAAAGGCGTGGTCGTGGCTGTAGTTTTCCAGAAATCCCAACGCAAAAATAAATTCAACGCCAAGCGCGTGCAACATGACGGTAGGTGGTTCGACAGCGTCGCCGAACGAAACCGATACATCGTTTTGAAAGATATGGAGCGGCTGGGCGAGATTTCGCACCTTGAGTGCCAGCCTAGATTCAATCTCACCGCTTCCGGTCGCCCTGTAAGGTATCGGCCATCGGATCGACAGGCCTTTTACAAGGCTGATTTCAGCTACTTCAGCAAGGCTCGGAACGCCAGAATTGTTGAGGATGTCAAGGGCGTGATGACGCGGGAATTCCTTCTTAAGCGAGCGATCGTTGAAGCCGAGTTTGCCGGAATCCTCATTGAGGTGGTCAAATGAGCAACCGCGCCTGGATGCCACTCCACATCGCCGACTACCTCGCTGACACGGGCCACCTGACCGCGACCGAGCATGGCGCATACATGCTGCTGATTATGCACTATTGGCAGAACGGACATCTTCCAGAGAATGAGAAGCTTATCGCCCGCGTCGGCCGTATGACGCCCGACCAATGGGAAGAGAGCCGCGATGTTCTCGCGATGCTGTTCGGGCCGAAGTGGACCCACAAGCGTATCGATGCTGAACTTTCGAAGGCAGACGACATCATTGAGAAGCGCCGCGCCGCCGCAGAGGCCAGATATGGAAGAGGAAAACCGTCGAAAGATGCAAATGAACTGCATGTGGATAGCACATGCAATGATACGGGCGAAAAACCTTTTACCGACAACCTTTCCTCACTTCGTTCGGACGACGCGAGCGCGAGCGATTTCGAAACATTCTGGTCAGTTTATCCAAACAAGGTCGGTCAGCCTGCGGCAGAGAAGGCTTTTTCAAAAGCCCTGAAGCGGTCCAGCGTCGAAACCATCGTGGCAGGAGCGGCGTCTTATGCGGCCAAGACTGATGATCGCCAGTGGTGCAACCCGGTCAAATGGCTATCTGAGGATCGCTGGAAAGATCAGCCGGCACAGCCGCCCGATAAGCCGCCTCCAAAGCCAGACGGCCTTTCGCACCTGAAGAAAAACCAATCCAGAGAAGAATATTTGCGCCAAGAGCGCGAACTTGCCGAGAAGAGGTGGAAGCGATGAACATCCAGTTTGAAACCAAGAGCTACCAGACCGGCGCAGAGATGATCGAGGAAGCCAGGGCGCGCCATCGGCGATTTGAGCAAGCGGGTCGCTTGGTGCTGGTGAAGAAAGTCGATCTCATTCCGGAAGTGCATAAGCCGTTCATGGCCCAACAGATTCCACAGTGGAAGCTTGGGAAAATGCACTTCGACGCACATGTCGTCGAGTGGGGAATGCGGCACGCCAACCCGGCTCTGGCATATCTCAAGGATCGATGCGCCGAACTCGATATTTTGTTTCGCCATATCATCGGCCCCGGCCGGCGCTATGCGGTTGTAGAGATTCGACACCTCCTCATGTGGGAAATCTACGAGAAGTTCGATCTCAGTCTACCGCAGATCGGGCGTCTGTTCGGCGGTCGTGACCATACGACGGTTCTATATGCCGTCAACAAGATCGAAGCGCGCATGTCGGAGGCGCGCGCATGACCAATGGATATGCAGCATATCCACATCGCCTCCCAAGCGGCCGTTACTGGGCGATGATCCGCATGTGCCGTGACGCTCACCCGTCGCCGATCATGGCCGCGGGAGACCGCCCCAAGGTGTTCGACAGCAAAGGCGAAGCGGCCGAAGAGTGCCTCAAGCACATGCTGGCCTTTATGAACGGCCGGGAGATCAGAGGCGAAGTGTTCGACGGCCCGTCGGTCAAGGAGGCTAAATTTGCGATGGCTGACAAGCTGTTTCGAAACGGGGCGATGATGGAGGTAGGGCGGTGAACGAACCGAAGAAGACAAGAAAGCGGCCGGCGCGGACCTTCAAGGGTCTGGTAGCGGCGAATACGGAGTTGGGCGGCCTCGGCAATCAGCATTCGAAGGTGAAGCTGATCGAGATCGACAACCCGCATTACAGCAAAGCTCATGCCGGGGCCGTGGGTAATCCGAAAACCATAACGGCTGCGATGAACCTTCGAGAAAGCCCGATCGCCATGATGGCGGCGAAAGGACACATAGAGCCTCACCAGCTTCAGGCGGCCGACAAGTTCCGTCGCCTGTGGGAATCTCTCGGTGGGTCTGGCGCCGGGTCATTCGATTACAGCCGGGAGCCGGTCGATGGCGGCGGCACGCGTGAGCCGATAACGGATAGGCAGATCGATGCAGGCTTCGCTCTCAAGGCATGTCAGAGCGCACTTGGGCCAAGGCCATACGACATCGTCAGCAAAGTGGTTGGGGAAGGGCGCACGATCGCAGAACTTGGCGCATCAAAGCGCGAGCGCCACACCCTGGCCGACTACCTACGAAATGCACTCGACGACCTAGCTGTGCATTGGGGCTTTCAAAAGAGAAAAACACCAGTGAATTCGCGTTAAATGGTATTGTAAAGGTTTACCATGATAGGTATGTAGGGAATATGGTGGTGATTTGCGCAATGCGCAGTGAAATTCACCCATATCCAATTCACAGTTTGGAATGATGGCCTAGAAGGTTGCCATGACCGAGCGGGAAGTCCAACAGACCGGAGCACCGGTAGGTACCGCCGCAGATAACCGTTGGAACTGGTCGTCATTCCAAAGCCAATTCGCGCAAGCGCTGGAACACCTCAGATCAGGCAATAGCCTGTAGGCCGGAAACGGCAATCATGAGCCAGGGGCGCGAAGCAGATCGAGCGGGATAACCGACACAATCCTATCCACCGCAGACCGGTTTATGCGGCGCTCGATACCAATTGCATAAAATAGAACCCGCGCCGCCTCTCGTAGAAGCGCACCGTTGCGGGTCATAAATCTGGAAGGCCAGCCACAGCGGGCAGGCGAAGGCACGATAAAGAGCAATGCCAAGCTCTGCCTTCCGGATATCCATTCAGTTTAGCGCCAGAGAGCCCGTCACCGGATTGTCACCCGGTCGGCGGGTTTTCGTTTCCAACCCAGCAGAAAGGAAAGTGCATGCGCAGTTTTCGAAGTCTGATCATCTGCGGCTTGGCGGTCTTCGCCTGTGTCGCTCTTTCTACCGCGCTCACTCTGATGCCACCCATCATCGCCCCTGTGCCTATCGCACTGTCGATCGGCTGCGCGGCCCTGGCGTTGTTCATCCTGTCGGCGCCATCGCTTCGCTTCAAGAGCGTCTTGCGCTTTGACGAGATCCAGAACCACTTGCGCCTTTTTCGGTTGATGTGGGAACGTGGCCGACCCGGCGTGCCTGGCGGCGGATACTCGGCCAAGCTTGCTATCGGCCTTCGACCTCGATTGTTCCATCGAGATCGTGAATACGGCAAAGCCTTCCTGTTCACTATCCTCGGCCTGCGTATCCACTACAGTCGAAGTTACGGCGGCATCTACGGGTAAGCGGACTGTCAAGATTGAGCACCACCTCGGAAACCTTTCATCACAACGGTTTCCGAGGTTTTTACCCCCATCTGAGCACCACCCCAATGTCCCATTCTGTGTCCTCGATCGAGGGTAGAGATTGCGACATTCCCAGCCGCGAGGCCAAATGACCGAACGCGAGAAGCAAACCGAGGTAGACAACCTCATCGCCGTCCTCAAGCAAGAGGGTATGCCATACCCGATGACGGGCGGCATAGCTTGTGGCCTCGCGCTCAACTCGGTTCTCGTGGATTGCCGGCGGTTGGTGACTGTGGCGAGGAAGGCCAGTAGGTAGCCCATGCCAGTCCTGAAAAATGCACGGCATGAGAAATTTGCTCAAGCGCTTTCCATCGGCAAGACAGCAGATGACGCATATGCAGAGGCTGGGTTCAAACCTGACCGAGGAAATGCGTCCAGATTACAGCAGAAAGACAACATCAGACAACGCGTCTCCGAGCTTTTGGAATGGGAGCAGACGGTAGAGCGAAAAGCCACCGAAAAAGCGATCGATAAACTTGCCATCACGAAAGAGCGCGTCCTGGCTGAGCTAGCCAAGATCGGCTTCGCTGATATCCGCAAGGCCATCAAGTGGCAGGGCACGCTTGTAACTGAAGAGGACAACCCCGATGGCGGTGATGTCCTCGTGATCAAGAATGTCGTCACGAACAACGTGCAGCTCGTATCGAGCGATGACATCGACGATGACACGGCCGCTGCGATTGCCGAGATCAGCCAGAACTCGACCGGCGGCATCAAGCTCAAGCTTCACGACAAGAAGGGCGCGCTCGTCGATATCGGGAAGCACCTTGGGATGTTCGTTGAGCGGCATGAGCACTCTGGGCCTGACGGCGGCCCGATAGAGACCGAGACAAGAACATGGCGGGAAGTGCTGCGCAGCGAAAAGAGCTAGACGCTACCACATATCTCACCAATCCCGCGCTGCACGACTTTTGGGAGCAGGTTTTCCTCGGACAGGCAGACATTGCAGTTCTTCACGGCGGCCGGTCCAGTTCGAAGACCCGCGACACGGCTTGCCAGTTGGTTCGCCTGGTCGACCACATCAGCGTCAGAATGCGGGTGCTTTGCATCCGGCGCTTCCAGAACCGCATCAATGATTCGGTCTACACGGAACTTAAGTGGGCGATTGCTCACCTAGGCCTTGGCGATCAGTACGATATTCAGAAGACCACGATCATCCACAAGGTGACCGGGTCTGAATTCATATTCTACGGCATCGAACGAAACCTTGAGGATATCAAGGGAACGTCCGACGTCGATATCCTCTGGGTAGAAGAGGCGGAAAAGCTTACCGAAGACCAATGGACGGTTATCGGGCCGACGATCCGCAAGGAAGATAGCCTAGCGATCCTGCTCTTCAACCCGAAGTTCGTCACCGATTATGTGTGGCAGAGCTTCGTGATCAACGTGCCACCGCACTGCGTGGTTCGGAAGATCGATTATACGGAAAATCCGTTTCTCTCGCAGAAGGCATTGCGCGACATCGCGGCGATGCAGGAGCGAAGCCCGGAGACATTCGAGCACGTCTATGGTGGCGTGCCTCTCGGGGATAGCGAGCTTTCGATCTTCAAGCGCCGTTGGCTGGACGCCTGCGTTGACGCCCATAAGGTTCTGAAGATCGAACTGACAGGCCGCAACATCATCGGCTTCGACCCTGCCGACGACGGCGAGGACAAGAGCGCGACGGCCGATAAGATTAGCGGCATCTTCGTCGATGCGGACGACTGGTCTTCGGACAAAGACGAGCTCGTCCAGAACGCCAAGCGGGTATGGGCCAAGGCAAAGAACGCTGGCGCGATGGTTTCCTACGACACGATCGGCGTCGGTGCCTTCGTCGGTGGATATATCGATGAGCAGAACGAGGTCAACGGGGCGAAGGTAAAGCACTATGCGTTCCACGCCGGTGGAAGCGTGATGGACGGTGACAAGCCAAGCGACCCCTTCAACAAGAACAGCCCTTTGAACAAGGACGAGTATCTGAATCTGAAGTCTCAGGCTTGGGCGAATACCGCCCGGCGCGCGATGTTGACGTTCAACGCCGTGACCAGGGGGCAGCCGATTAAGCCAGAGGACGTTCTGTCATTCTCGTCCGCCATTGAGGCCAAGAAGCTGGACGCGCTGTTTACTGAGCTCTGCGTGCCTTGGTGGGTCGAGACAGAAGGCAAAAAGCGGGTTGTTCCGAAGGCGAAGCTGAAGAAGGACTTAGGTGTCAAGTCTCACAACTTGGCCGATGCTGTGATTGCTGCCGACAACGTGCATATCACCGGATCGACCTACACGCTGGAACACATAAGGTAACCCATGGCCTGCTCTTCCTGCGAAAAGCGCCGGCAGATGCTCGCTGCTGCCAAGAAGAACGCCGGCGTCGTCGGCGTGATCAAGGCTCTACCGTCGATCGTTCGCGACACGGTGAAAAACCCGCCAAATATCAGAAGAGTGAAGCGCAATGGGTGATGTGATCAAGTTCAGGGGGGTAACGGACAGCTTAAGCTCGCTCGTCGCCGGCCTTGGTGATCCCCAGCGCGACAAGATGGCAACGACATCCTATGGGTTTCAGTTGCTTGATGACCTTCAGATATTCAACATCTATCGCTCGAACTGGCTCGGCCGCAAGATGGTCGAAATCCCGGCCATGGACGCGGTGCGCAAGGGCCGTGATTGGCAGGCCCAGCAAGACCAGATCGAACTGATCGAAGCGGAAGAAAATCGCCTCGGCTTTTGGGTCAAGCTCCTTGAGGCCAAGATCAAGGCTCGGCTCTGGGGTGGCGCTGCTATCTATATTGGAACCGGCGATGCCAACCTTATGGAGCCGCTTGATCCGGGTAGGGTTGGACGCGGCGGGATCAAGTATCTGACTGTTCTCACGCGCCGTGATGTCATGGCCGGAGAGATCAGCCAGGACGCGACATCGCCGTTCTATGGCAAGCCGGCCTATTACCAGATCACGGGCGAGACAGCGATGGTGAAGATCCATCCATCTCGCTTCGCTATTTTTGTCGGCGCTCCCCATTCCGACCCCTACTTGGCTATTTCCGATACGCGCGGCTGGGGCGATAGCATTCTGGAAAGCGTTTATTCGGCGATGAAGAACGCCGACGCGACGGCAGCCAACATCGCCAGCCTTGTATTTGAGGCCAATGTTGATGTCTTCCGCATTCCGGATTTCATGTCGAGCCTGTCAGACCCTGAATATCGCAATAGATTGCTCGAAAGGTTCGGCCTGGCAGCGACAGCAAAGGGCATCAACAAGTCGCTGATCCTCGACAAGGAAGAGGAATACGAGCGCAAGCAGGTGACTTTCGCCACGCTTCCCGATGTCATGCAGAGCTTCTTACAGATGGCAGCGGGCGCCGCCGATATTCCGGTTACACGCCTCCTCGGCCAGTCTCCAGCCGGGATGAGCGCTACCGGCGACGGCGACATGAACAATTACTATGACCGAGTGTCATCTATCCAGGGCTTGGAAATGACACCGGCCCTCTACCTTCTGGATGAGTGCCTTATTCGCTCCGCCCTTGGCAGCCGACCGCCGGAAATCTTCTTTTCCTGGTCTCCGCTCAAGCAGATGACCGAGAAGGAGCTGGCTGAGATCGGCAAAATGAATGCCGAGACGGCGCAGCTCCTTCAAACATCCGGCCTGTTCATGGCTCAGGAGCTTCGGGATGTCGTTTCGAACCAGTTTGTGGAATCTGGCTTCTATCCGGGCCTTGACCAAGTGGTTTCTGACACGGATGCAGCCGGCAAATTTGACCTTGGGCAAGAGGCCGATCAGGAGCAGACCCAGCCGCAGCAGACAGCCGACGCCGCTCCACGGTCGCTCTACGTCAGCCGCAAGGTGACAAACGCAGCCGAGATCATCGCATGGGCCAAGGGACAAGGTTTCGCTACGACGCTGCCCACCACCGACCTTCATGTGACGGTGATGTATTCACCCACGGCGGTCGACTGGATGCAGGCAGGACAGGATAGCTGGAACGCTGATGGAACTCTCATCATCCCGCCCGGTGGTCCGCGCGTCGTCTCTCAGTTCGGTCAAGGTGCCATCGTGCTTGAATTCTCCTCCGCCGCGCTATCCTGGCGCCATGAGGAGCTGAAGCGCATCGGCGCTGAGCCGACATATCCGGAATATGCGCCGCATATCACGATCACATACGAGCCCGGCGACGTCGATGTCGACAAGGTCGAGCCGTACCGCGGCAAAATCAATCTCGGGATCGAGATCTTCGCCGAGTTGACGCCAGATTGGGCCGAAGGAGTGACAGAGGAGTGATGCAAACCTATTCGATGGCCAAAATTTCCGGCCGGAAGAAGGGTGACCGCGTCATACTGCCACCGGTCAACGTCCGGCTCTCTGCGGAGAAGCAATACTATGCCGCTTTGCGGTTGATGCTGACACAGGCGGCCGCTGAGGTTCGCCAGGGCATCATCCCGAAGTATCAGAGCGAACAGGCGCAGAACCGCTTGCAGCGCTCATATCAGGCCGATGCGAGCAACGACTGGTTCATCACATTGAAGGCGCTGGTCAACCAATTGCAGCGGGTGGCGAGCGATACCGTCAATCGGATCCTGAACCTCGAGGCTGAACGGCACACCGACGCTTTCATGGCTTCGGCCAAAAGGTCGTTGGGGATCGATCTCAAGGCTGTCGTCAGGCAGGAAGACCTTGACGATTACATGCGGGCGGCGACGGCGCGGAATACCTCACTCATCACCAGCCTTGGCGATGATGTGGTCAAGCGGGTCGAGCAGACCGTCTACAGCAACAGCATCGCCGGAAATTCGGCTACGACACTGCGAAAGGCACTTCAAGAACAATTCGGGATCACCGATCGCCGCGCGAAGCTGATCGCCAGAGACCAGACGAGCAAGTTCAACGCCGATCTCAACAAGATCCGGCAGCAACAGGCCGGCGTGACCTCATATAGCTGGATGACAGCGCATGACGAGAGAGTACGCCCTCTGCATCGATCGTTGGACGGCAAGACGTACAAATGGGGAGAGGCGACAGGCGCCGAACAAGGATTGCCACCAGGGCAGCCTATTCTTTGTCGGTGTGTCGCGCGCGGGATTGTCGAGTTCTGATCAGTTGGCTCAGTTCGTCGCCTTCGTAGATGGTCGGATTGCTGGCCATTTCGATCGGAACCGTCTCTTGGGCTGCAAGCTCTTCGATACGGCGCTGAAGCGTTCGAACGGTCAGGGACAGCTCTTCGAGCTTGACGCCTTGGTCAAGGATCAGTTGTCGCAAGGCTCTAAATTGCTCGTCGGTCATGTCGACCATCTAAACGAACGCAAGGGTATCTGTCCATGACTGCGAATGAAGGATATAGCGCGGTGGTCTGGTAGATGCTCGTCAAGACCGTCACGACCGTTGTCACCACAGATAGCACCGGCAAGCCAGTGGATGCGATCCCAGTGCGCAATGCGGTAGCAGGGGAGACGGATGCTGCAGGCCGACCGATAACTCCTATTGCGATTACTGAGGATCCTTCAGGGGTTCCAATTCGTGTGGTGGTTGGCAACGCGGCGCAGAACAGTGCGGGGCAGTGGGTCGATAGTATCCCGATCCAAGGAGGCCAGCCGGCCATCGGGGAAACGATTGGGATCGTTGGCAATCGCTTCCAAGTCGCAACAGCCGTTGGAACCATTCAGCAGAACGCAACATTTCGTCGCGTCCATTACGCTCATCCTCTTGCCGCGATCACTGATCTCCAGTGTGTCGATAGTGCATGGTATATTTCGGACGGTACTCTTCAACCAACGGCCGCGTCCTCGCGAACAATCAAACGATATATTGAATATCCAGATGGCGTGTTCCATCAGGTTCTTTGGTCCGGTTCTGGTTCCAAACTGATAGACACCGGATCTTTCAAGTCCGATGTTGTGCTTTCATCGGTCACTGGATTGCCTCTTGTGATCGCGTCTGGCGCGAAGTTTGCCGAGCGCACTGTAAACCTGAACGCGGCGGTAACGAGCTTCCCGTTGATCGAAATGCCGGCTGCTCATGACGTTCTTGGTCTTGAGGACGGCGGCACAGGCACGACAGACTTAGGCAACTCGGGGACGATTTCTCCGGGTACTGGTGTTAACTCATTCGGATCTGTCGCGATCGTCGGGACAATTGCCAAAGGTCAGTCTGGCGCCTCCGCAAAGAGCTACGTCCTCGTCGGCGATAGCATCATGTTTGGCCAAGGCGATGTCTCCAGTGTTGGCCCCAAGGGCGGCAGTGGTTGGGGCGCTCGCCTGCTCGATGCGACTGCCGTGCCGTACCTTAAGATAGCTAAAAAGGGTCAAGGGGCTCAGCACTTTGCAGGGGCAACCGCTAGCATCACAGCGCTGCTCTCTCTCATTTCTTACTCTGATGTGGTCTGCGAGCACGGTGTGAACGATCTACGTCTTGGTCGCACCGCAGCGCAGATCCTCACAGACCAGCAAACCATCTATGGCCTGTTTGGGACGGCCAATATTTTCCAAGCCACCATTACTCCTCGCACCGAAAGCACGAGTGGAAACTATACCTCTGTCGCGGACCAGACACCGAAGACGGACGGCAACATGGCCGACCTAACACCGCTTAACACATCGATACGGGCTACCCCGGCCAATGTTGACAGCGTGCTTGAAGTAGCGGACGCGGCTATGTCTGCCAGAAACAGCAACGTTTGGAGCGGACCATTCCCGCCCGTCCTCGACGGCACGCATCCGACATCAGCGAAGGCGGCTGCAATGGCTGCTTCCCTCAGTCTCAACATAATCCAAGCTCTTCCGGGCGCTGTGGGAAGCTTGGCTTTCACGGGTGCTGGCAACACCACGCTCGCCTTCTCATTCACACAGCCAACTATTGGCTCGAACCCGATAACTTATCTCGTCGAGTACAAGCGGATGATCGACAGTTCTTGGACGCAGTTCGTGACGGGCTCATCTGCCCTGACAGGCACAATTACCGGGCTGACCGCCAATACTAGCTATGATGTGCGCGTTACCCCGTCGAACAGCGCAGGCACTGGATCCGCTTCTACCATTACCCAGTCGACAATCGCGACTTTCCAGCCCCTCGATCTTGGGGCAAGCCTCGGCTACGCATGGGATACCAACGACACGGCCAAGGTTCTCGATACCTCTGGTACATTGACTCAGATGGGCGAGAAGTATTCAAGCAACGTCCTCGGCATTGGCGGCTCTCCAACCGTCATCACCAATGGCGGGCAAACTGGTAACAAGCGTGTGATCGATTTCCCCGCTGGGACCTACCTGAAGGGAAGCTCGTTCCAAGGTATTCTTGATATCCCAGACGGGTCGACGGCTACCTCACAGTTCACAGTGGTCGAAGCCGGCAAGATGCAGGCTGGCGTCACAAACCGGCTTAGCTTCTGGGGTACCGCTGGCGCCGCTACGCTGGCTAGCTTCTCATTCCGAGCCACTACGACAAACCGTGGCCCTTCTATTATTGAAGTGAACAGCCGAGCTGCCGTAACCGCGTTCCAAACGGCTGTTGAGACGGCAAACTATCATGTTTTCACCACGATCAAGAACGGCACAAGCATCATATTCAGAGTTGACGGTGTGCAGGTAGCGACAGCCTCACTCGTCGGCGATGGTAGCTGGAACTTCAACGACTTCTATATTGGCACATCTTCCGGAGCAGCTACGCCAGGCACGCCAGCGACGGTCTTCCCGCCGGACGCATACTCAGGCCTCGTTATTGCCCGCACTGCACTAACCGGTGTGGATCTTACGAACATCGAAGCGTGGGTCGGCGCGACAGCCGGTCTTTGACGGGCAGGAGGTTATCCATGCAATTCACTGATAAGCTGACGCTCGACGGAGCAATTCGTCGGACGGCTGACGGCTACGGTGTGGTTTCGGCCAAGGTTGCCCGCGCAGGCAATGTTCAGGTTTACCTTGGCTCTGAAGTCGGGGCGAACGACAAAGCCACGGTGCGCGTCTACCGGCCCGAAAGCGAGGTGTTCAAGAAGGACGCTATTGCGAGCTACGCCGGCGTGCCGGTAACGGTTGGTCATCCTAAGAACGGCGTATCTGCCGACACATGGAAGGACTTGGCCGTCGGAGAGGTCGGAGATGACGTTCTTCGCGATGGCGAGTTCGTCCGCGTCCCGATGATGCTTCGCGATGCCAGAGCCATCAAGACGGTCGAGGACGGTGTCCGTGAGCTTTCTATGGGCTACAGCGCCGAAGTCACGTTCTCGGATGGTGAGACGCCATCGGGCGAGCGTTACGACGCCATCATGTCCGATTTCAAGATGAATCACGTCGCGATCGTCGGTAAGGCGCGCGGCGGCGAAGAACTTCGCATCGGTGACGGTGCGGATAAGTGGGGCGCTAGTCCCGTCAACCTCCAGACAGCAGACGAAAGGACAAGCCCCATGGCTGACAATCTGCGTAAAATGCTGGTCGATGGCTTGCAGGTCGAGACGACCGATGCAGGCGCAGCGGCCATTGAAAAGCTGATGAAGGACCTTCAGTCCTCGGCGGCCAAGTTCTCCGACGCCGAAACCACGCACAAGGCAGCTATCGCCGCCAAGGACGAGGAAATTGGCACTCTCAAGGCTGAAAACCAGAAGCTGAAGGACGCAACTCCCAAGCCGGCTGATCTCGACAAGCTGGTTGCCGATCGCGCTACCCTGGTCACCACGATCAAGGCCATCGACAGCAAGATCGAAGTGTCGGGCGTATCCGATAGCGATCTGCGCCGCGCCGCCGTCAAATCCAAGCTCGGCGACGAGATGGTCAAGGACGCCTCCGACGCGGAAATCACCGGCATGTTCAAGGCGATCGCCAAGGACGTGAAGACGGCCGATCCGTTCGCCACCGTCGTCAAGGACGGCCTGAAGCAGGCCGACCCGAGCAATTCCAACGCCGCTCACGCCTCCATGGTCACTGATATGTCCACGGCATGGATGGGCAACCAGAACAAGGGAGCCGTCTAATGCCTGCTGTTCAGACCACTTACACTGCCCAGCATGCCCGCTGGGTTGAGGGCATGGTCCTCAACATGGAGCCGAACGTCATCGTCACCCGCGTTGCGGAAGACGTTGAAGGCATTGGCTTCGGCAAGGTCGGCGTGCAGGGCACTGCTGACAACCAGGTCGTGGACTCCGAAGCCACGGTCAAGTTCACCGGCATTGCCGTGCTCGATACGACGCAGCCCACCGGCAAGTACGAGCAGTATTCGAATGTCGCCCTGATGAAAAAGGGTGTCATCGTCGTACAGGCATCCGTCGCCGTCGCCGTCGGCGATCCGGTTTACTATGTGCCGGCCACCGGCGTCCTGACGAACGTCTCGACGTCTAACACCCTCATCGCGAACGCCCAGTGGGACACCAGCACTTCCGGTGCTGCCCTCGCTGCCCTGCGTCTCGGCTAAGAAGGAGCGATCCCAATGAACGCACACATCATGCAGGACGCTCAGCAGGTCGCGATGAGCTTTCTTATCCGTCAGGCCTCGTTGATCGAGCCGACGGTCTACGCGATCCGGTATCAGGACATTCAGTACCCCGGCCTGGTCCCGGTCGACACCACGGCGCCGGAATGGATTCAGTCCGTCACCTATTTCTCCATGGACGGCGTCGGTCAGGCGCAGTGGTTCAACGGCAACGCCCAGGACGTCCCGAAGGTCGAACTGACCCGCGAGAAGTTCGAAACCGGCGTCAGCATGGCCGCGATCGGCTATGGGTACAATCTCGAAGAACTTGGCACTGCTCAGTTGCTCGGGATGAACCTTACGCCGGACAAGGCTTCGCTCGCACGCCGAGTTGCCGAAGAAAAAATCGATACCGTCGCCTTCGTGGGCGATGCTGCGAAGGGGCTGACCGGCCTGGTCAATGCCAGCACGCCGACCGCCACCACGGCGCCGGCAGATGGCACGGCTTCCGCAACGACATTCGCCAGCAAGACGCCTGATCAGATCCTCCGGGATGTGAACGGCCAACTCACCGGCATCTTCACCGGTACGCTCGGCGCGGAAATCGCGGACACGCTGCTGTTTCCGTATTCGGTGTTGCTCGACATCTCCACTCGCCGGATTGACTCGGTCAACCAGACCACAATCCTTGAATGGATCCAGAAGAACAACATCTACACCCTCACGACCGGCCAGCCGCTCACGATCCGCGGCATGTTCGGCTACCTCGACACGGCAGGCGCATCGAGCACGAAGCGCATGGTTGCCTACCGCCGTTCGCCGGAAGTGCTGAAGATGCACATCCCCATGCCGTTCCGGTTCCTGCCGGCCTGGCAGACCGGGCCGCTCAAGTTCGACGTCCCGGGCATCTTCCGTCTCGGCGGTGTCGATATCCGGCGTCCGAAGTCCATCCGATACCTTGATGGGATCTGAGGAGAAACGGATATGAAGTTCACCAACACCCAGAAGGGCCCGCGCGGCCTGAACGCAATCTCTGGCCCGGTTCTTATCGACCCGGGTCAGACCGTCGAGGTCGATGTCTACGTTCGCGAGCAGCAGCACATCGAGGCTGCAGGCTGGTTCGACGTCAAAGGCTCCTACAAGGATAACCCGGAAACATCGTCCGGTCCTGCTCTCAAGGCAGGGGCTGCAGACACGAGCGCTGAACTCGAAGACCTCAAGAAGCAGTTGGCCGAGCGTGATGCCGAACTGGCAAAGCTCAAGGCCGATGCTGGCGGGTCGGAGCGCGAAGACCTCAAGAAGCAGGCGGATGAGCTTGGCATTGAGTATGCCCGCAACATCCCGACCGAGAAGCTCAAAGAGCTGATCGATATCAAGCTCGCATCCTGACAATAACCCCGGCGGGCAACTGCCGGGGCTTTCCCTCCTCGGAGAATATCCCAATGGCCAACATCAAGAACCTATGCGAGTTTCCGATCCAGATCGGGGGCGTCAGCATCAGCCCGCGCGGCACGGCGCTGATTAAGCGGTGGGATGTGCTGCAGAATTCCGATCAGTCCAAAGCACTCCTCAACGCAAAAGCGATTGAGGTTGTCGAGGAAGAGCAGAAGAGCAAGAAAACCAAGAAGGGCAATGCCGATGGCGTATCAGACGCCGACGCCTGAAACCTTCAAAGCCCGGTATCCGGAATTTGTTTCGGTCTCCGATGCCTTGATGCAGTTGATGCTCAACGAGGCATTTGATCAGGTCGGAGAGCTTTGGTATGATCGGGATAGAGCCAGGGCTCAGATGCTCTTGGTTGCCCACAATCTCACCATGGAAGGTGAGCCAGGGAGAAGCGCGTCTGGTCAGGGAACGGCAGGCACGGGCACGGTGAAGCGCCGCAAGGTCGGCGATGTCGAGGTCGAGTTTGCTACTCCTGGCTCATCCTCTGGCGAAGGCGATAGTAGCGGCTATCTGGCAACGATCTACGGCAAGGCGTTTCTCGAACTGCTCCGCAAGAATTTCCCGGCTGTGGCGGTCGTCTGATGTTCACCATCGGTGTCAAACGCAAGGTTGTTGGTTCGGTATATGCCAATCTCGGCCAATCATTGGTTGGTCCAAAACAGGTCAAGGTCGGGTTCCCGGCCGGCGAAGCTGATCAAGACAACATTCAAAAGGCGATCTGGAACGAGTTCGGTACGCGCGGCGGCGCATCCGGCGGTGGCTGGGGTGGACCTATCCCAGAGCGCCCCTTCATGCGCAACGCGGTACGCGACAACAAGTCGAAATATCGAAACGCGCTTCGGACGTCGGCGGCGAAAATACTGACCGGGCAGACTGGCCTTAAAACGGTCCTTTCCAAGCTCGGCATACTCGGGCAGGGCGATATCCAAGCCGAAATCACGGCGCTGATGTCGCCACCGAATTCACCGGTTACCGTCGCACTCAAAGGCTCGAGCAAGCCGCTGATTGACTCGGGCGAGATGCGCGGCGCTGTTACCTACAAGGTGGATGAATGATTGACGTTGCCATTGCGATAGACGGTGAGGCGGTCAACGTTCAGCGTACCAGGCATGCGGCTGGAGCTTACAACGCCGACGGGGATTTTATTCCCGGTATCCCAGAAACCGTATCGATCCGTGCAGCCATTCAGCCGGTCAAAGGCAATCAGCTTATGGATATGCCGGAAGGCATTCGAGCCGAGGCCGGATGGATTGCGTGGAGCCGATCAGACATGGCGCTTGATGACCAGATCGTCAGTGCGACCATAACGTACCGCGTTCTCTTCGTATGGCCACGAGCCGAAGGCGCGTTCTGGCGCGCGGCGCTCGGCAGGATGCAGAAATGACGGACAACGAAGTCCATGGGACATTGGTGCAGTGGGTCGCGGCGATCACCGGCAAGACTACCATCAAGGCTCATCAGAGCGGGCCGGCGCCGACATTGCCGTACGTCATGGTGAATTTCACCGGATCTAATCAGGTTCGGGATCATGAGCAGACTGTGGAATATACCGATACCGGCGTGCCAAACACATCCGGGAAGAACAAGATCAGCGCTGCACCGGTCATCGAAATGGAGTGGCGTTTCTCGGTTCATGCCTATGGGCCTACGCCTACCGACATTCTCCGCCCTATCGTCTCGGCCGCCAAGCTCTCGCAAGTCATGGAGCCGATGTATCCGGGCCTTGTCATCCATGAGGTATCGAGGATCAGGAGCGTTCCAGACTGGATCGATAGCCAGTGGGAGCCCCGCGCCCAAATTGACATCATGGTTCATGGCCTGACGCGCGACGGGTTCATCATCGATACGATCGACCAATACAGTCTCGATATTCAGCGAGACTAATCCCAACATCAACCGCCCGGTTTGGGCCTTTCACGAAAGGACAGCAGAATGGCTATTCTGCCGTATAATCGCGTTGTCAACGTGACTTTGTCGCGAAACGACGCTTTCCCGAGCCGTCGCGGTTTCGGTACGCAACTCATGCTTACGACCGTCGCGCTGGCGGGAAAGGTCGATGCTACCCATCGGACGAAGCTTTACGGCTCCCTCGACGAAGTGGTCGCAGATTGGGCGACGACGACGGACGTTTACAAGGCGGCGCTGTCTGCATTCTCGCAGAACCCGCGCCCGACACAGATCAAGGTCGGATTCGTCGCCATCGATGTCACTCCGACGGCGGCAGAGTTGCAGACGGAACTCAATTCTCTCTACGATTCCGACCAGGATTGGTACTTCATCACGACGGACAGTGTTCTTCGCGATATCGCCGCCGCTGACGGACTCGTCGCCTGGACGCAGGCTAAGAATAAGCTTGCCGTTCTGGACAGCAACGCAGTCGCCACTCAGTCGCCATCGGATACGACGTCCATTGCAGCCCGCAACAAGGGCGAATTCGACCGCACCGGCATCTTCTACCATCCGAATGCCGCGATGTACTCTGCGGCCTCGATTGCGGCCTATATGTCAACGCGGAATTTCGATGACGCAAATACGGCATATACCGCGAAGTTCAAAAACCTCCCAGGTATCGAGGCGGTCAATCTCGGCTATGCCGCCATTACGGCAATCACCGGCTTTACGCCCGGCGTTGGTCAATCCGAGACTGTTGGCCACATGGCCAATACCTATATCGACATCGGCGGACGGAACTTCATGGTGGAAGGCTCAACCCTTACCGCCAACGTCTTTCTCGATGAAATCCACACCACGGACTGGATCGTCGCGCGCACCGAGGAAGAGGCATTGGGTATCATGCTCAACAATGCCCGTATCCCGTTCACCGATCAGGGCATGCAGATGCTTGCCGGCGCAGCGCGCACCGTCATGCAATCTGCGACGCGCGCCGGTCTTATCGCTCAGGACCTCGATCCAACGACCGGAGATTATGCCCCTGCCGTTGTGATCACGGTTCCTTCGGTGTTCGACGTTCCGGAAAGCCAGCGAAAAGCACGTATCGCCCCAGCGATCTCCGTGCGGTTCCGCTATGCCGGCGCCGTGCATTACACGACCATCAACTACATCATGACCTTCTGATCGGAGACTGACAGATGGCTACCACCACAGCATATTCGTTCATCAACGTCAGCGCGACGGTCGATGGCCAGCAGGTACAATCCCCGTGGGATGGTGATGACGCACTTGTCGTCACCCAGGGGGCTGATGCTGGTCAGGGTATTGTCGGTGCCGACGGTTCCGGCATCTTCTCCATCTCGGCTGACAGGTCGGCAACGATCAGCGTCAAGCTGATGCACACAAGCGCGACCCACAGGCTTCTGATGCAGAAGGAAAAGCGTCAGAAAGCTCTTGGTTCTGCTGCGGCAGCCTTCCCGTTCTCGTTCATGGATAGCGGTTCTGGTGAGGGCGGATCAGCCGACAAGTGCTTCATCATGACGCGTCCCGTCGACCAGAAGGGCAAGAACGCCAATGTCCGAGAATGGACGCTCTGGACCGCTGACTGGACCCCGGAGATCCCCAATGGCTGAAAAAAAGATCGGCTCGGAGACCTATAAGGTAGATCCGCTGCTCGCCTCTGAGGCGCTTATTCTACAGGCACGGTTACTGCGGGCCGCCGGGCCTCTTGCGGCAAAACTTCCGGCTATCCTCGCATCTCGCCGGCCTGACGCCTCCGTTGAGGAAAAAGAGGCCGCCGAGGCCGCTGCGCTGGCAGCTATCACCGACGTTTTCTCCGGTATGTCTCCAGTTGACTTTGCTACTCTGGTCAAGGATGTCGTGGAAATTGCCATGATCAAGCGTCCATCCGGCCAATACGATCAGGTTGACCTCGACGGTGATCTTTCCAGCCGCAAGGGCGATATCCTGCCGCTGGCTATCCTTGTGTTGCGGGAACAGTTTGGGGATTTTTTCTCCGCCGCCCTGGCGAATGGAGCCCGCGCGATGGCGGCAAAGGGCTCACAGAGCGTGAAGTAGACAAGATAGCGCCAAACATCAATCTCTGGTTATGGCGTCCTATTCTGTCAGACCCACCAGTATACACCATGTCCGATCTCAAGACGTGGGTTACCCTAGTGGATGTGATGGACGCGCATGAGGCACTGGATCTAAAGGCCGCGATGTCGGAGAAGTCAGCCGAAACGTAGCCGAGCGCCAATTATTTTTTGATGATACCAAAGGACTGAGCTGTCCCTTTTACAATGGTGCATTCTGCATCAGAAGCCTTCTCGGCCGTTCCAGAATCCACCGAAACCTTGATGGAAATAAACCCGAACGCGCCTGGATTATCC